CTTCTGGGCAGACTGTCGTGCAAATCACAACAATATTATACAAGCGTGCATTATTTTGTACTCGCGTAGAATTCGTTGGAATCGATGGTTTTCTTGGATCCCCACCGAATCTACCAAAGGAACTATATTTGAGAATTGTATTTTTACGCTCATTTATCGTTTTATGGGTCTCAACCCATGTTATTGGTTCTTTGCTGCCTCATTTGGCCTCATGAACCTCTTTGGATATTTTTGGCTCTCAGTACCTATGTTTTGGTTCAATGCGTTTTCTCATGCGCTCGGCTTTGCCGTGTACGAGAAGTATCGCATGCAACTAATAATGAAGATTCTTGAGAAAGGCCATAATTCCATTTCATTGGCGCTCACTCGCTTTAGGAGGAAGCGCTCCCAACATTTGTTTGTTATAGGGGGTGCGGTAGCTGCTTGTTATGGATTTTATAAAATTTACAAAAAGTTCCACCCCACTAAAATTGAGGAAGAGGATAAGGCTGATCAGTCTCTATTAGAGAAGATTCGTGTTTTTCCAAAACCTGAATTTAACCCTTGGGCTTCTGCGAAAGTAGAGCCTGTAATTGTATCAGCGAAGAGTAAAAGTATTAGCTTTTTAGAGTTATCCTCCTTAGTTATCAAAAACCAAATGCATATGAAAATTGCTATTGGTGATGGTACTATGGCGGTCTGTAATGCTTTCTTTGTTAATTCTAACTATGCAATTATTCCAAATCACGTTGTTCGTGATGAGGAGAAGGTTGTCACTTTCACTCGAAGTGACCCTGCAAATATTGGTCCTAACTTCGTTTCTTACGTGGGAAGGAGCAATACCATTAATATTGTTGGTACTGATTTGGCTGTTATTTACCTCCCACAAGGGGGTTCGAACAAATGCCTTACTCAGTATTTTCCTGAAAATGCTCCCGATTTAGTTATTGGTGAGTTGATTTACAAGGATGCACAAGCCAATGTTAAGCAGTTTAGATCTCGTTGTCTTTTTATGAAAGATTTGCGAAATCAATCCGCGCAATTTCCAGGCCATTCATACTCCTTAGAAGAGAATACTTTTAATGGATTATGTTGCGCCACATGGGTAGCCAATACCGCCAATCCTTATATTTTTGGATTTCATTTAGGCGGTTTTGCTAATAGTCCCATTGGTTGTTCCGGATTTATCTCTCGAAATTCAATTATTGAATATGTCGATAGATTGAGTGAACAAATGAATATTAGAAAATCTGTATCTTCCGGAGTCTTTATGACTCAGACTTATGGCATCGATTTTACCCCTATTGGGGAGATTGATGAGAAAAGTCCTGTTAATTTCCTGAAAGAGAACTCTACTATTAAATGCTTCGGCAAACACCCCATCGGGGGGGTTAGGCCTAAAAGTGATGTAGTGAGTACTATGATTTCGGATACTGTAACCGAAGTTATGGGTCAACCTAATATTTGGGGAAGTCCTAGTTTTACTAGACAACCCCGTTGGCAACCATGGCAAATGTACCTCGAAGGAGCGGCTCTACAAAAAATAGGCTTCCCCCCGAGTGTTACATTGTCTGCATACAAAGATTATTATGATGGAGTTCACAACTTCATAGATAAAAATCTACATGTACTGCAAAAAGTCTACGTGCTTAATGATATCGAAACCGTTTCCGGGATTGATGGATTTAAATTTGTAGATCGTATGAAAGCCAACACTTCCGTTGGTTGGCCTATAAATAAGCCAAAGAAGAATTTTATTATTGACCTTGAAGAAAAGGTCGAGAATATTGCTTTACCCCAGAATATTGATAATATGTTTTGGGAGGAAGCACGTCGCATGGAAGAATGTTATATCAACGATGAGCGTGCTTATCCTGTATTTCGTTCTGCTTTAAAAGACGAACCTTCTAAACTAACAAAATCGAAATCTCGTGTGTTCCAAGCTGCAAGCATTGCGCTGCAACTGATCCTGAGGAAGTATTTCCTTACGATCGCACACATAATTTCTAAAAATCCAGAAATATTTGAATGTGCTGTTGGCTTGAATTGTACTGGTCCCGAATGGGATGGTATAGTTCGCCACATGACTAAGTACGGTGAAGACCGTGTAGTTGCAGGAGATTTCAAAGCTTTCGATCAAAAGATGCCTGCCGAATTTGTTTTACTATCGTTTGAAATAATGATTAGTATTGCAGAAAGGGCTGGTTATGATGAAAGATCCCTTAAAATTATGAAGGGAGTTTCTAGTGATGTTGCATACCCAATGATTGAGATTAATGGTGAGTTCGTTGAACTGTTTGGATCTAACCCTTCGGGGCAAAATCTTACAGTTTATACAAACAGTATCGCCAATTCTCTATACCATAGGTGTGCATATTACACAATTTTCAAGGGCCGAAAAGTCCCACCCTTCCAAGAAGTTATGTCAATCATGACTTATGGAGATGATGTTAAGGGGTCAGTCAAAGAAGGATACGATGAGTTAAATCATACTTCCATCGCTGCTGCCCTTTCCACTGTTGGCATTGAATATACTATGGCTGATAAGACTTCCACGTCTGTCGCTTTTATTAACAATAAAGATGCTTGTTTCCTAAAACGTAATGTTGTTTGGAATACAGAAGCAAATTGCTGGTTTGGGGCTCTTGAAGAGGATTCAATTATGAAAAGTCTACACTCTGTTGTCAGGTCAAAAGCCTGTTCAAAAGTAGAAGTAGCAGTTCAAAATATTGATGGTGCCTTACGTGAATATTTTTTCCACGGTAAGGAAGTCTATGAAGATAGGCTAGAAAAATTAAAGGAAGTGGCGCGTAGAACAGATTTGACTACGTGTTGCACCGGTCTTCATTTAACTTATGAGGATCGTATGGCTGCCTGGAAAGAGCTATATCAACCCCCGGAACTATCCGTGGTATAAGTTTAAAATAGTTGTGTGTATATGGATACTCGTTGTATAAAATCGTATTGTATATTATTTCATAAAGCTTTGCATACATAGACATTCCCCTCGTGGAATACTCCTATTTAGGAGGGATCTCGTCAATCAAGAACAATACTAAGGAACTCAACTTTAATTCGAGTTGTGATTCCCTATATAAATAAATATGAATTAGTAATTTTAATCAAACTTATAAATATAAAGAACAGCGCAAAAGTTCTAAAAACCATGCGGCCCGAGGTGAGCCAGTCACCCCAGTTAAATTAAAACGAGAGATTCCTATTCCTAAAAGACCTTTACGGGCCGTGTTGGAATTCGATGATTGTGTTGAATATGATGATATTGCTAATCATTTTCCGAATTGCCATTATAAAGGTTGTGTCTGTAAAGACTACCTTTCTGGCACCGTGTTTGAACCTCCCATTTATGGGAATCAGGCTGGTATTGTTCCGGTTAATGCTAGTCAAATGATGAAGGGTCCGTCCTGTGAAGCTGAAGAAACTTTATGCTTCGAGAACGATGACACGTCACCTATCTATTCTGTAATGACGTCGACAGACGCGACCCGCAACTTGGTGTCCTATAAGGACGCAACTTTGGGCGCTTTTCTGAAGAGACCTGTTTTAATTTCTACTCAAATATGGAGTACATCAGGCGGTTTTACACTCGCTACCATAGACCCGTGGACATTGTTTTATACTAATGCTGCGGTCGCGCAAAAGATTAAGAATTTTTATCTGTTGCGTAGTAATTTGCACGTCAAGATTTTAATATCTGGCGGACCCTTTTACTTTGGTAGGCTTTTAGTGGATTACACACCTTTGTCTTCTTCGAGTAATATAGAGAATAATAGGAATTTACAACCCTTGGATGCAATTGCAGCCTCTCAGAGACCACATTTATATATTGACCCTTGTACTTCTTCCGCTGGAGCTATGGTTTTACCATTTTTATATCCTGCTGATTACATCACTGCTCTTACGGCTAACGCCGATTGGGCTAAGATGGGTACATTAACTCTACGTGCTCTTTCTGCGCTTAAACACGCGAATGGAGCAGTTAGTGATTTGTCAGTATCTTTTTATGCATGGGCTGAAGATGTGGAGTTGTTAATCCCTACTTCTCAAAGTGAGTTAATTTATGAGAATCAATCTGCTGAATACGGCAAAGGAATTCTATCAAAACCCCTGACTGCTGCAGCTAATGTTGCTGGCAGAATGGGTGAGATTATTTCCTTTAGACCATACGCCCGCGCCACACAAATGGTGTTAACGGGCTTGAGTCAATGGGCTTCCCTTTTGGGATTTTCCCGTCCTCAAATTCTAGATGATTTACATCCGGTTCGAGCTTTTCACACCGGCCATATGGCTGTTGCTGATCGACCCGAGATGATTCAAAAACTAACTTTAGATAGTAAACAAGAACTGTCGATTGACCCGCGAATAGTGGGTTTAGGAGGAGCTGACGAGATGTCTTTTACTTCCATTGCTACCCGTGAGTCCTATTTAACTAAGTTCACATGGACTGTAGCCAATCCAACAAATACGTTATTGTTTACTTGCCCCGTTTCTCCTATATTAATGGATACTTCCGGGGTTGAGTTACACATGACACCAATGTGTTTCCTCAGTGAAGCTTTTCAATTTTGGCGCGGTACTATTAATTTCCGTTTTATTATTGTTGCTTCTGCCCAACATAAAGGGAAATTACGAATTTCGTTTGATCCCTTGCAGCAGACTGTTTCCCCAGTTAACGTTAATTACAATCGTGTTATCGACATTGCAACTACTAAGGATTTTACTATACCTTTTAGTTGGTGCCAAGATACAGCATTTAAATTAACCGACACTACGTATTCCGCGCGACATTCAACAACACCTATTGGTGCAAATGAAGCGTTTTGGAATGGAATTATGTCTGTATATGTAGCCAATGAATTGGGTGTTCCCAATAGTGTGGTTAATAATGACATAGAACTCATAGTTTGTGTGTCAGCTGGTGACGATTTTGAACTCGCCAGTCCCTGGAGTACGCAGGTAAACACCTTATCTGTTTTTACAAATCAGGCAGGAGTTATTGACCCCAGTGCTACAGCACAGGGTGACGACTGTATGCCAATTGGCACCAACGTTTTATCTCCTATTGGAGAAAGTGTTGCCATTGGCTCTTTGTACGATGTTTTCTTCGGTGAAAAAGTGTCAAGTTTGCGTTATTTATTTAAGCGCTATAATACTTTTAATACATTTTATCCACCGTTGGCGGCTCGTGCTAACGCCACACATTATGATTGGACCGTGTTCTTCCCTTCTTTTCCCTTGCCTTATGGCTATGACCCTAGTGGTTTTTACACCACCACGGGACCCCTGGCGAAGAAGTTTAACACCAACACGCAAACTTTTATGGCGTATTTTGCTCCGGCTTATTTAATGAGACGCGGAGGAAATCGCTGGAAAGCTATTGCTAATGGAGCTGGGGACAATTACCGAAGCAACTTAGTTATAAAGAGACAAACTCTCAAATTAGTTGTAGGTACAAACAGAATGTCCAATTTGGCTCTTGCCTCACCCCCACCTTTAACAAGTGTTGATGCATCTATGTCAGTCTATGCCAACGCCGCCTTAAATTTTGGTGGTGAAGGTGTAGCAGCTGATATATGCGACATGGGTATAGAGGTTGAATCTCCATTTTATTCAAATACACGCTTTCGCAGGTGTAGAGCATTCGATGCTATTGCAGTCGATGTTCAGAATTTAATAAATATTCATTTGCCTTATTTTTATAGTACGACCGCACAAGTGCCATCAATTAATACTTATTGTGGCGCAGCAGAAGATTTGACTTATCATTTCTTTCTATCTGTGCCTGTGATGTATAATTACACATTGTCGACTATTATTTAAATTGCGTTGCGTCCGTACGCTAAAACTGGACGAACTATCATGAGAGTTTACTTATGAAACTATATTTGCGTTATGTCTGTACGCTAAAACAAGACAGCTAATTGGGGAGTATCCCCTTTAATTGTAAGTGATTCGCACTTTCTGGTATTGCAACTTTCCCATGAATTAAGTTGAAATCCATCCTGTGACCGGATGGTGGCGGCCCCTATTGAGGGGTCCCGAAGTATGTTCAACACGAACTGCGTCTTAAAATATGTACCTTTTGGGTTTTAAGCACGCTTTCGCGTGTGGAATTTACCAAAGGGTTACATGTTTCAAAGACGGAACTTCAAAGCGTTCTCAACTAGTCTACCCCAATTGTGGGATTTTTCGACTTTTTAGAGATCATTTTGGGTCGCTTTCGCAAAAAAAAAAAAAAAAAAA